TGACGTTTCCATCAGTAACACCTGCTCTTCCTCCGTGCCAAAGCGCACGGATGTTAACAATGCAGGTGGGTCAGTTTTAGATGATCATACCCACCCAAGTGGGTCACTTTTGCATGCCGATTCACAGGCCCGCGTGAGCAAGACCAACAAGCCGGTGGTCAGCGCTGTCGTGAATACCGTCTTCGCCGAGAAGGACCGCGACCAAGCCCATGCCCGCTGGCGCGAGGTCGCTGACAGCTTGCGGGGTCGGTTCCGCGATGTCGCCGAGCTGATGGATGAGGCCGAGCACGACGTCCTCGCCTACATGGCCTTCGACGAAAGCCTGAGATCGAAGCTGCACAGCACCAACCCGCTGGAGCGTGTGAACAAGGAGATCAAGCGGCGCACCAACGTGGTCGGGATCTTTCCGAACCGCGAAGCCGTCATACGCCTCGTGGGAGCGCTGATGCTGGAGCAAAACGACGAATGGGCCGTCTCCCGCCGCTACATGCCGGTGGAAAAGCTGACCGCCATGTGCAACGATCCCGAAGCGGCGGCGATGATCGCCGCTCAGTGAACGAGCAACACCAGCTATGAAGAAGCAGGTGGAAGCCAGTTCCTACACCACTTCCCGGGACACTACCGTCGCCTAAGGGCATGTGGCGGCTCCCATACAGCGAGAACTGAAGCAATTTCTTCTCTTGCCAACCCTTGGTTGCGTTTTTGTATGTCGCTGGCTTTTCGAGCGGGGTAATCTCACTCAGGCTCAAAGCCGAATCATACATTGCAATGCATTGTTCCTGTGCAGTTTTTTTCGCGATTGCGGCACAGGGGGCGATCGAATAGTGCCGCGGCCACGCCCTGCGCGCGTTGAATGGCGGCCATATCAAACGGACTGATGCGCATGGGACTACCACAACGTGTTTTCTACTCTGTTTATGAGGCCGCCGCGCGCTGGGGATGCACGATTTCGGACATCGCGGGCTGGGCAGCGATGGGAACACTCAGGATCGTCACAGGCATCCCACCTGTCGCGTGCGGCGACGCGCGTATCGCCGGGCTGGTCAGGATCGAGCCCATGGACATCCTGCCGATGTTTCGACGCTCCGAGGCCGGCCCACGTGAAGCGCAATTGCGGCGCGTACAGCCACTCGAGGCGCAGGACTGGCTGTACATCACCGCGCCCGAGGAGGGAGTGGCAGTCTCACTCGGGGATCTGATGATCCTCGGCTAGGAGGTGCAGAAATTCGAAGATGCCAACAACCTCTTCGGTCGAATCGCAGAAGGCGCTGGGCTGCGCGAGGACGGCGATTACGACTGGCCGGCGATGCATGTCGAAATCACGCGCCGGGTCTTCGAGGAGGGCTTGCCCGAATCCCAGGGCCAATGGATCCGTGAACTTCAGGACTGGTTTGCTGCGCGATCGGACGATGGCACCTTCCCCGATGAGCGCTCGATCCGGCGGCGCCTCAAACCCATTCTCGATGCCCTCAAGTTCAGGAGGGGGATGCAGTGACATGGCCGGGTCCGCGGCGCGGCTCCGACTGCGTCGCGGCGGCCTCCGCGTCGTGGACCAGTCGAGGCTTGAGGCTGAATGCGCTGGCCACCGCATCGACACCAGCACGCAGCGGCGAATCCATGAGATGCGCATAGCGCTGGGTCGTCTGCATCTGGCTGTGGCCCAGCAGCTTGCCGATCATCTCGAGCGAGGCGCCGCCGCTCACCAGCAGCGACGCGAAGGTGTGGCGCAGGTCATGGATCCGGACATCCTCGATCCCGGTCTCCTTCTGGATGCGCCGCCAGAACCGGCGGATTTCCTGAACGGGCTGACCAGGCGTGTCGCCGGGGAACAGCCAAGGGGGCCCCGCGATCACCGCAAGGCGTCGCTGGCGCACGATCGCGGCGGCCTCATCCGAGATCGGGACCCGGTGCACCCGGCGCTGCTTGGTCGTGGTGGCAGGCTTGGTCCAGCTCAGATGCTCGAGGTTGAAATCCTCGAACCGCGCCTGCCGCACCTCCCCCACGCGCGCACCGGTCAGCATGCACAGCCGGATGATGTCGGCTGCGCGTTTATCCTCAGCCGCATCAAGTGCAGCGGCGAGGCGCGCGATTTCGTCCTGTGACAGGTACCGCTCGCGCGGCGTCTCCATCCGGCGGCGGAACCCCATGGCCGGATTGTCCTCGCGCCAGCCCCATTTGACGGCATAGGCGAACATCTTGCGGACCACCTCGCCGACGCGGTTGGCGCGCACCGGTGTCGGCTTGGCGCCCTGCAGCTTGCGCGCACGGTTGTTTGGCTTGGCCTTGGCGGGCCGCGCGCGCCCCTCGGCGATCCTGGTCAGCAGCAGTTCTACATCATAAGAACTCACCTCCGTCACCAGCATTCGGCCCCAGGCGGATGCGATGAACTTCTCCATCATCGCGCGCTGATCGGCCGCGTTACGCGCGGCCAGATGCGTCAGGTGCACCTCGACGTAGCGCGCGATCAGATCGGCGACGCGGGGCGCCTCGCGGACGGCATCGCGGTTTGCCAGCGGGTCACCCCCGGCATCGATCTCCCGGCGCAACTCCTTGGCGCGGGTGCGCGCCGCCGACACGCTCCAGTCCGGCCAGCGGCCAAAGGTCATCCGGCGCTGCCGGCCAGCGTAGCGGTAATCCAGCGTGAAGGCCCGGCCCCCGCCGCGGTATATGCAGACGGCAAAGCCGCGCAGCTCGGTATCGAATATCTGATAATCCCGGCCCTCCACCGGCACGGCGTCGCGCAGAACCGCCTCGGTCAGTTTCTGCCTGTTCCCCATCTGCGAACCTTTCTCTTGTCCCTCGTGATGACGCGTAAAACGCCGCGTCTATCAAGCAGAACATGGCGCCGGGGGTGGCAGGCAGGCACGGGGTGGCACGCCGGAGACAGGTGGCGTGCCACCCCTTGTTTTAAAGGATCTTGATGGCATCGGCGCCAGACATGGGATTGGCGGCAGTCGAAATGCGGCGCAACTCTCACCGCCAAACAGACCTGCAGAGTGCCAAAGCTAGGTTTAAAACCGCCGGAGCTTGTAAATTCCCAATGAAATCAGGGGGTGGCACGCATTCATGCGCGGTGCCACCCCCTGTTTGAGCCCGAATGCGCGCGACTCTCCTGTAAATCAACGCATGTGCAGCCGAGTGCACGTGAACCGCCACAAGGCGCAGATTGCCGCGTCGCAGCGTCGTTCCGGGTGTTGCGACACCGATCTTCCTCGAAGCCAATAAAACAAGGGGTGGCACGGGGGTGGCGGTTTGCGTGCCACCCCGTGCCTCCCTGCCACCCCAGGCGATCTGTCTCACTGGCACCAGTCGACGCCCGGTGTTCGGGCGCGCCAATGGGAGATGCCTGATGCACACGATGAATGAGACACAGCCACGGCCGAAGACCTCCGAGGGGCTCATGGGCGGCTGGATCAGCCGCCCGGATCTCGCCCGGCAACTGGGGGTGTCTGAAAGCACCCTGCGCCGCTGGGAAGCCGAGCGCTGGGGGCCGCCCTGTATCCGGGCCGGGCGGAAGATCTACTACCGCCGCGCGGCTGTGCTGGACTGGCTCGAGCAGCTGGAAGACCAGGGCTATGGCCGAACCCGGACACGCGGCCACCGCCGCGCGGGAGGCCGTCGATGAGCGTGCCCCTGCCTTTCCGCAAGAGAAGCCACCGCGACGCGGCCCGCCAGGACTGGATCGACGAGCGGCTGCGCGAGGCCCGCATCGTGGTCGCCGACGTGGTCCATCATTCCGATCATCTGGTGCGCCTCGCCTGCAACGTGCTCGTCCGGCACGGCGAGACACCTTCTGAGCGTGAGGATGCCCGGCTTCTGCTGATCGTGCTCGATGCGAAATCGCCAGGGCGCATCGCACGCGCCCGGCCGGACCGGGAGGGCGGGCGATGACGCGACGCATGACACCCGAGGCGGACCTGCAGCGCGCCGTGGTCACCGCGCTGCGCTTCGCCCTGCCCCGCACAGCCATCATCCACCATTGCGTCAACGAGGTCACCGAGGCCGGCCCGCGCGGGGCCAAGCGCCAGGCGATCCTCGTCGGCATGGGCGTGCAGCCCGGGTTTGCCGATCTGATGGTGCTCTGCGACGGCCGCGTGCTGTTTCTGGAGCTCAAGGCTCCGAAGGGCCGGCTTAGTGCCACGCAGACCGCCTTCCGCGATGCGGTCCGGGCGCAGGGCTTCAGCTGGGCTTTGGTGCGCAGCCTCAACGATGCACTGGGCGCGCTGGCGGATCATGGGTTCACGACCCGTGTGGCGAAGCAAGATCCCGCCCAGCGCCAAGCACGGAGGGCAGCCCCATGAGCCATGCCGCCACCAACTGGGCCATCCAGCAGCGGGGTCTCAAGCCCACCACCAAGATCGTCCTCTGGCATCTCTGCGATCGGTTCAACCCGGATTATGGGTGTTTCCCCTCGCAGGACCGGCTGGCCCATGATTGCGAGATCGGCCGCGCGACGCTGAACCGCCATCTCGACGATCTCGAAACCCGCAGGCTCATCCGCCGCATCCGCAATGTCGATGCCAGGACCGGGCGGCAGCGCCCGACGCGCTACCTGCTCGGCTTCGAGCCGGACTTCCCACCGCCCGGGTCCGGCGACCCGGACCCTGCGTCCGGAGCACCGTTCGACACAGACACGGCTGAAATCCCGTGTCCCGATGTGAGACACGGGCCATCATCGGAAAAAGCGCAGTCCTGCAATGACTTGTCGACGGAATCTGCGCCGCGCCCGTGTCTCGAAACGGGACACGGGTCCGTGTCTCAATTTGATACACGCCCGTGTCTCAAAAATGGCGATTCCCGTGTCTCATTTTGGGACACTAACCCTGTAAGGGAACCTTTAAAGGAGGAGGAGGGCCCGCGAGCGCGCGAGTTCGATTTTGATCGGTTCTTTGCAGAGCTGCTCAGCGCGCTGGGCTTTGCCCCCAACGCCACGCTGCCATCGTGGTGGCAGGGCTGGCCAGCCCGCGAACATGTCCGACGCTGGCGCGATGATCTCGGGCTCAGCGCAGAGGCGATCCTCGCCGTGGCCGAGGAAACCCGCCAGGATCACCCCGACCCGCCGGACGGGCCCAAGGCGCTCGATCGCGCCATGCAGCGCGCCGCCCAGCGCCAGGCGCAGCGAGGGCTGGGCTCGCAAAAAGGCACTGAGCACGACGGAAAGCAAAGGAAACGCCGCAAGGTCGCGTCAGGACCTCCACCCAGCGACGACGAGCTGGCGGCCTTCTACGCCGAAATGGTGAACTCCGAGCAGTTCCTGCCCGCCAACATGATCAGCACCACCATGCGCGACGCCATGCTGGCCCGCGGGTTGGTCACGGCGGACCGGATGCGCGAGCGGGGTGTGACATGAGCCGGTTCGATCGCAGGCTGTCCAGGACGCCGGCCCAGCGCGGCGCAGACCGCAAGCTCAAGGGCGCCATGTCCGTCCAGCAGGCGCTGGAATGGGCCTTCGGGGTCGAGAAGGCGCAGCTGGAGCTGCCCGAGCCGTCTGACCCCGAGCGGACGCATCGCTCCGGCGTCGGTCTCGAGTACGTGCTGATGCAGCAGGCGGTGCTGGGCTGCAAGGTCGATGGCGGGCAGTACAAGATCGGCAACGACACCCACCCGGATGCCGAGGTGATCGCCGCCACGGTCGCCGGGCTCCCCGACAGCCTCGGCGGCAAGCGCATGGCGATCCGCGTGGCTGAACTGGCCCGCGCCGGGCTGACGCCGGACTGGATGCCCGGCGCCGTGCCGCGCTGTGTCCCGGTGGAGATGAAGCGCAACCGATACGGTGACCGGGCGCTCAGCATCGTGGTTGGAACTGAGCGGGTCCTGGCCCGTCGTAAATGGCGCACGGTCGAGGTCCGCGCCTGCCCGGTGACCTACTTCCCGCATCCTCAGCAGATCGACTCCGCCCGAACAGCGTATGACGATTGGTGGCAGGCGCTGGGCTGGGTGCGCGACGGGATGATCGCGGGCGGGATGTTGCGGGAGGTCAAGGTGACTGGCGTGATGCCCAAGGCGCGGCCGTGGGAAAAGGAGTGAAGCTAGTGGTGGGGGCGGAACAATACCTTCACCATACCGTATGCTTTCCGCGGGCATAATCGCCAGTACTCATAGAACTTGACCAGTCATCACAAGCCTGCTGGCAAATGTCTGCTTTTGGAAGCAGGCATATGAGCAACGTCATGTCAGTCTGCATTTGTTGTCTGCCGAACAACATTCCCGGGCAATGACGCCACAAGCTTCTTTGTGTAGGGTTCCCTTGGGGCATCCATTACGCGATTGACCGGCCCAGTCTCGATGATGCGACCTTTGTCCAACACGGCGACTCGATCGGCCATCTGGCGGACAACTGCAAGATCATGCGTGACGAAGAGATAGGCCAACCCACGCTCCCGCGCGAGCTGCTTGAGCAGGTTCAGGATCTGCGCCTGCACCGACACGTCGAGCGCCGAGACCGCCTCATCACAGATCAACAGCTTTGGTCCGAGCGCGAGCGCGCGGGCGATGGCAATACGTTGGCGCTCCCCACCAGAAAGCTGCGCCGGGCGCCGGTCGAGATAGGCGGGCGTCAGACCCACCTGTTCCAGCAATGCCGTTTTTTCGGCGTCGTCCCTGTCGGGCCGCTGGTCGGCGTGCAGGATCTCGTCGAAGCACTTGCGAATGCTGTGGCGAGGATTGAGCGTGGCGTAGGGGTCCTGGAAGACGAACTGCACCGCGCGCCGGAAGTCGGCCAGCTCCGTCGCGCTGCCTGTCGCCGGATCGACCACAGCAGCCTCATCCAGCATAATCTTACCCGAATCGGCGCGTTCCAGCCCTACGAGGCAACGCGCGATGGTGCTCTTGCCCGATCCGCTCTCGCCCACGAGACCAAGGCATTCCCCTGTGTAGATCTCAATGTCGATTCCTTCGAGGACCCTTGCCTCGCCAAAATTCTTGGTCAGCCCCGAGATCCGCACCAGCGGGGCACCGGTCGCCTGATCTGCGCCTCGGCCCGCCTCCGCACGGCGGCGTTCCTGGCGTTCGTTCATCTCTGCGCCGATCTCCTCCTGTCGCAGACATGCAGAGCGATGCGCCGCGTCTGCCACTCGCAACACCGCATCAGTGTCAAGACAGGCTGACGCTGCCCACTCGCAACGCGCGGCAAAAGGACAGCCGCCAAGCACGCTTTCAGCGGTCGGAACCGCTCCTGGAATTGCGTAAAGTTCCTCCACTCGCCGATCCGCCGGGGGCTCTGAAAGAAGAAGGCCCAATGTATAGGGATGGCGCGGCTGCGCGGCGACCTCCTCGGTACGTCCCGCTTCCAGCAATGCCCCGGCATAGAGCACAAGAACCCGGTCACAGGTGGAAAATGCCAACCGCAGGTCGTGGGTAATGAGTACCAGCCCCATGCCCCGCTCTCGGCCGGTTTTTCCCAACAGGTCCACGATCTCTGCCTGTGTCGTCACGTCGAGCGCTGTCGAGGGCTCGTCGGCGATCAGAATCTCCGGGTCTTTGGCCAGCGCGGCCGCGAGCCCTACCCGCTGGCGTAGCCCACCCGAAAGCTCGAAAGGATACCGTCCCACGACGGCCGGATCGTGTATGCCGACCTCCTCCAAACGCCGCACGATCTCCCCCGAGTCGGGGCTGCTTAACCCCTCGGCCAGAGTCTCGCCCGCGGTCTGGAGTGGATTGAGCATGGTGAACGGATCCTGGAACATCATGGTGATGCGTTTTCCGCGATATGCCGCCGCCGCACCCGGCCGCAGCAGATCCGTTTCACCGAGGCGCACCTCGCCAGTGGCCTCCAATCCCTCGGGCAACAACCCCATGATCGCCCGCATCGCGATCGACTTGCCCGAGCCACTTTCGCCGACAATCCCGATCGTCTCACCACGTGAGAGAGAAAATCCAAGATCACGCAGCAGCGTGTTTCCAACCTCCGTGCGCACGACGAGGTTGTCGACTGTCAGGAGCTGTCCACTCATTTCGCCACCGCCTCCCGAATCCGGTCGCCCAGCATGTTGATGCTGCCCGCCGTGACAACGATCATCGCCGCCGGCAGAAGAAGCGCGGTGGGGTTGGTGAAAAGGATGTTCCGGTTCTCGAAAAGCATTCGCCCCCAGTCCGCCGTTCCGGGCTCCACCCCAAGCCCAAGGAACGACAGCCCCGCGAGGTTGACCAGCGCGAACGCGAAGTCGAGCACGGCGTAGGAGAGGATAATCGGCATCACATTGGGCAGGATGTGCACGAACAGGATCCTGTGGCGCGGAATGTTCTGAATGCGCGCGGCCTCGATATATGGCTGACTGCGCTGCACCAGCACGGCACTGCGCACAATTCTCGTGTCAGGGGCCACAAAGAGTACTACGAGCACAGATACCGCAGTCCAATAACCGCCTCCTGTCACACCTACCACCACGATAGCTATGAGAGGTCCCGGCAAGGCGAGGATGATATCCACCCCGCGCATGATCACGCTGTCGATCCAGCCGCCGAAATAACCCGCAAGCAGGCCAAGCACTGTAGCGACGGTGAAGGCGCCGGCAGCGACGACCGTTGGCCCGATGAGCGCGGTTCGCGCGCCGACCACTGTCCGCGCCAACACGTCGCGCCCGAGCTTGTCGGTACCTGCCCAGAACTCCGCCGAGGGCGGCGTGTCTCCCACCAAAAGCCGCTGCACGTCCGGCGAGCCGGGCGCCACGGCGGCGCCACCAATGGTGCAGACGAGCACCACCAGAACACAGGCGGCGGCGACCCATAGAGCCGGCGACATCGCGCCTAGACTACGCTTGATCATACCTTGCATCGCTCGCTCTCGTTCATCGTGCGGCCTTTCCGAACTGGATGCGTGGGTCGATCAGGACATAAAGAATGTCCGTCAGCACGTTCACTACAATCACGAAAAGCGAAAAGAAGAGCGTCGCTCCTTGGATGACCGGAATGTCACGCTGGCGCACCGCGTCGACGAGAAGGCTGCCGAGTCCGGGCAGCGCAAAGGTGATCTCGACGTAGATCGCGCCGGCCATCGTCGCTACCACGATCACGCTCGCCGCCGTCACCACAGGCACCAACGCGTTGCGCAGCAGGTACGAGAGCACGATCCGCCGCTCCGGCACGCCTCGCGCCCGGGCGAAAGCGACGTAGTCCTTCTCCATCTCCTCAATCACCGCCGCGCGGGTGATCTTGACGACGATCGCCATCACCGCCAGCGCCAGCGCCAGCGCGGGCAGCGTGAGGTGCCAGACCTGGATCAGGAAGCCACCATCGCGTCCAGTCCCGAAGACCGGGAAAAGCCCCGCGACGAAGCCAAGGTAATAGAGCAGGAACAATCCGCTCACGAAGGCCGGCGTGCTGACCCCGAAAACGGACAGTGTAACCACGCTCCGGTCCATCCGCGAGCCCCGGCGCAGCGCGGCAGCCAGCCCCAGCGGCACGCCAGCGCCCAGGACGATCACAGTGGCATAGAAAGTCAGCCACAGGCTTAGCGGGGCGCGGTCCAGAACCGCCGTCGCCACCGGCTGGCGCGTCTGGATGGAAGTGCCGAAATCACCGGTGACGGCGTCGCCAAGCCAAAGGACATATTGCATGACCATCGGCTCATCGAGATGGTACTTGGCGCGCAACGCGTCCATTGCCTCCTGCGATATCGCTCGCCCGCCGGAGAGTGCACTTGCTGCGTCGCCAGGGGCCAGATGCACCAGCACGAAGACAAGAATGGAGATCACCAGCAGTAGCGGAATCGTGGCGAAGAGGCGCAGAGCCAAGTATCTGGTCAGCGAGTGGTTCAAGCGGTTTGCTCCAGATGCTCGGCAAACCAGTCCAATGCCTCTTCGGTCAGACGTGCGCGATGTTCGTCTTCCTCGATCATATGCCCCTCTCGCGGGAAAACCACCCGCCGTGTCCGCGTTCCCTGACGACGCAGCGCCGCATACATCATCTCGGCCTGTGTCACTGGCGTACAGCGGTCCCGTTCGCCGTGGAGGAAAAGTGTGGGCTTTGCGGCCGGCTCGATGTTGTAGATCGGGGAGCGAGCGATGAGCAATTCGCGTACCGCCGGCTCGCTCATAGGACCATCTGCCACCCATTCAGAAAAAGCATGGTTGCAATCATAATTGCAGGCGAGCAGGTCACTGATCCCCGACACCACCACAGCCGCTGCAAACCGGTCGCTGGTCGCCGCGGCCCACGCGGAGAGGTAGCCGCCATAACTCGATCCGGTGATTCCGATACGCGCCGGGTCAGCCAGCCCCATCGCGACAACATGGTCTACACCGGCGACTATGTCCCCCCACTCCGATCCGGCTGGATCACCGATCACGGCCCGGGTGAAGGCCCGACCTCGCCCCACGCTGCCCCGGTAGTTGGGTAGCAGCACACGGTACCCCGCCTCGACATACTGAAGTGCCCCACCCGGATCGAATTTGCAGCGTGCCGACGCTGTGGGTCCGCCATGGACGACGACGATGAGGGGCCCCGGCATAGTACCGCCGGGATCGAGCAGCAACCCACAGATCTCCGTGCCATCCCGGGCAAGCCATTCCAGCTCTGTTGTTTCATGTGGCGGCAGACGCGCGGACGCTCCGTCGTTGAAATTGCTTATCGTGCGCCACTCGGTGCCGTTGCGAAGGGCGATTTCTGGCGGGTTCCCGGTGCTTTCGCGGATCGTCATATCGTAATCCGCCCCCTGTTCCACTCGCGCTGCGAACCGCCCCGGTCCCAGCTGTGCCGCTTCTGCATATTCGGACAGGATTCTGCCCTCTGTCGACACCCTGCCGTATCGACACCCCACGCCGATCCAGCCGGAAAAGCCTATCACTGTGTTGGAAAGCCAGGTGGCATGTGTCAAGTCGTCGAGCTGCAAGGCCGCGAGAGGGCAAATTTCACCTGTTTCGAGATTGATCAGCCGAAGACAGCCCGCCACCAGTTTCCTGTCGCTCGCCGGGCCTTCGATGATCAATGCCCTGTCTCCAGAAGGAGCGATGGAGATACATTGAATCTGCTCGTCCGGATTATGGAGCGTCTCACAGCCGTCCGGACCGATCCGCACCAGTCGGGACGCATGCCAGCCGCGCTCCGTCGGATCATCGGAAACAATGGCGATTACAGTGCCGTCGGGTCCAACGTCGAACTCCCAAATGGTGGGACCACCTGTCGGCACCTCCACCGCCTCCCGGCTTTCGACGTCGAGTCGCAGCAGACGGCGAACCGGATCGCCATCGGTCACCTGCGGATCGCCAGGCGTGTGCCAAGCAAGCGGCAGCGCACCCTCGCAACTGGCCGTATCCAGGCCTTCTTCCGCCATCAGCAGGTACAACTCCGTGCTATCGCGCGACCAAGTCAATGTCTCGACCGTCCCGCGCGGCGTGCAGAGTGGACCGTCGATCTCGCCACCTTTGATCATAAATGGCCGGAAACACCCGGGCTGACCGCGGTCAGAGAGGAAGGCGATCCGGTCATCGCTCAGTGACGGCGCCGGACTTTTGTCGCAACCGGGCCCTTCGGTAAGGCGTTGGGGTGTGTCTCCCGGCACAACGCGCCAAATACGGCTCCGCAAACTTTCGCCTGCTACCCGCCTTGCGGACGGCAGCGAAAAGACTGCCCTGCCTTGCCGGTCCAAGCATAATTCGCCCGGCGGCATCAGTGAAATCGACATGCGTCATGAACTCCATTTCGCACGGCCCGACACCGGCAAAGCTACCGCGCCGGGCCTGCTTGGCTTATCTGCGCTCAAACCCGCGCACGGCCCACGGCGTGTTGTACCAGAACGCAGTGAACCCCTCGAGCTCGAGATCAGAGTCAATCGCCATGGCCGACGCTGGCCAGAAGATTGGCACCGCAGGAAGGTCCGCATTGACCTTCTCAGTTACCTTCATCAGCGCCTCGGCGCGAGCTTCTGGCTCTGTTTCCCGCAGCGCGGTGGAGAGATAGCCATCCACTTCTTCGCTCCGATAATTCGAGGTATTGGAGCCGTTCACCACGGCGTTCTCGCTCGCAAAGAACAGGAACGGATAGTTAGCCGGGTCCGCGTAGTCAGGAAAGTAGCGGCGCATCTGGATGCCGAGATCCTCATGCGACATGAACGCGTCAAGCCATTGGGTGTGGTCGAGTTCCTGCACGTTCAGCTCGATTCCCAGTGGTTTCACGTTTTGCGCCAGTGTCAACATGATCGACGACATGTAAGGATCCGCCGACGAGACAGGCACCGACATCTCGAAGCCGTCAACACCTGCCTTCTCCCAAGCTTCTGCCGCTTTTTCCAAACTGAACTCGTACTGGTTGAGCGTGGCATAGAAGTCACGCACCTCACCGGCGGGCTTCACCCCCGCCCACATCTCTGGCGGGTTGATCGCCAGGGCCTTGTCGCCATTGCCGGACAGCAGCGCTTTTACAAGACCCTCACGGTCCAGCGAATGGGCGATGGCGCGGCGCACGTTGATGTTGTCGAGCGGCGGTGTCTCGTAATCGAATGTCAGGAAGTAAACTCCCAGTGAAGGTGTGGTCTCAACACTAACCCCGTCGAGTCCGCTCCATTGGTCAGCCTCGGAGATCGGGATCCCGAACGTGCCGTCGATATCGCCGTTTCGCATGGCGAGCAGGCGGGTCTGGCCATCGGGAATGGCAAGCACTTCAATTTTCTCGAAATTGGGTTCCGGACCCCAGTATTCGTCGTTCTTTTCCAGCAAAATGCGCTCTCCGGGGACAAAATCAATCAGCGCGTAGGGGCCGGTTCCAAGCGGCAGCTCGTCCGGTGTCCCGTAGGTGTCGGGATTGTTCTCCAGCTGCTCTCGCTTCATTATGAATCCCGACATGTGCGCGGGCGTGTAGACGAACTGTGCGTCGGGGCGCGTCAGCTTGACCGTCACCTCTCCCTCGGCGGTCGCACTGATGGAGTCCACAGCGGAATAAAAGGCCGCCATCTGCGAGCCGTTTGTCGGGTCGAGATGCCAGTTCATCGAAAAAGCGACGTCCTCTGCCGTCACCGGACTACCGTCATGGAAACTCACACCGTCGCGAATGTTGTAAACGTAGGTGGTCTCGTCGACCTGCTTCCATTCATCCGCCACACCATCCTTCAGCGCAAGATCGTTGGAAAAGGCCGCAAGCCCCTCTTGTACGAGCGACATGACACCGCCGGTGTTCACGCTCCAGGCATGGGGCACTAGAAGCGTATCGGGCAGACCCGGTAGCGCCCATGTGATTGTGTCGTCCTCCTGAGCGACCGCGGAAAGTGGCACGAAGGTAGAGGTGACAGCCAACGCGGCCGCGGCTGCACTACCCCGGAGGATGTTGTTAGTTCGATATTTCATTGGTGTTTCTCCTTGCTGGACATCGCCACTTCTATGATGGCTATTTGGTACGAATCTTCTTATGGAAGCGCTTCCATAGGAACATAATCGGGCTTGCAATGCAAATCCGCAGCGGTCACTTTAGCGATGACCGGCCCTGTCGTGCGCATCGGGGCCTGAAGGAAGGTGGTGCGCAAGTGAGCGGTCCTACGAAAACGAACCTGCTGGACGTGGCCCGCAAGGCCGGCGTTTCTCAAACCACCGTGTCGCGCTACTTCAACGAGCCGGGAAAAATCCGTGAGGAAACCCGGAAACGCATCTCTCAGGCCATCGCCGAACTCGATTTCGTCCCCAGCATGACCGCGCGAACACTGGCGATGTCGCGCTCGCACACAATCGGCGCCATCGTGCCTACCTTTGACCACGCGCTCTTCGCCCGTGAGTTGAACGATATGGCCGACCAGCTCTCCAAGGCTGGCTACGCTCTCCTCATTGCCTCCGACCAGTACGAGCCGGGCCAAGAAACCGATCTCGTGCGCACCATGATCGGGCGTAATGTCGATGGGCTGCTGCTCGTCGGGCTAGAGCGCGAACCTGGCATATACGACTTGCTCGACCGCCGCGGCGTACCTTACGTCACGACTTGGACGATCGACCGTGAGGTGTCCCGCCCCCAGGTCGGTGCGGACAAGTTCGCCGCCGCGCACGAGATCGCTGATCACCTGCTTGACCTTGGCCACCAGCGCTTTGCGGTGATCGAATTTCCTGTTGCCAACAATGACCGAGCGCGAACTCGGCTGCGCGGCTTCAGGACCGCAATCGAGGAGCGCGGGCTGTCCCTGCCGAACGAGGTCGTGTTCGAAGAACCACCTACCTACGAAGCCGGCGGTCGGATCCTAAGGTCAATATTGCAAAGCGATGCTCCTCCCACGGCGCTCCTGTGCGGCACAGACGTGTTCGCGATTGGTGCGCTGCTCGAGGCCAAACGACTTGGGTTGAACCTTCCCGCCGAAATTTCCATCTCCGGCTTTGATAACCTTCCAATCGCATCTCTGCTGGATCCACCGCTCACAACGATCGATCTTGCCGTGCGTGAAACCGGCCAGCTTGCGGCACGCTATCTGCTCAGGAAGATCGAAGGGGTTGATCCTCCCAGTATTTCAGTACCAAGGCACGAATTGATCTTGGGTGGTAGCACGGGCCGCCCAGGACGTTAGCTGTGAAACAATTTGATTGTGGCATAACGCGGTCTTGCACCAATGCCTGATACAGACGAAACCTAATGCGTTGCGGGGCCGCGCTACAATCCGCATGGTGGATGGTTATAATTTTGCAGAGAAGGTCCTGTCTTCACCCCGTCGAATGCTGCGCCTGCGAGGGTCATGGCTATGCCCATCAAAAAGGGGGCCGACACCGGTCGCTCGCCGCGTTACGTTTGAATCGTGCGCCGGTGATTACCGCACCACAACGCGGCTGGCTGCCATGACCGGGTGTACCCCCCCTCCTATGGTTCCTCCGTGGCCCTGATTGTATACGGGGGGGCTCAGCGCGCGATTTCGCTAGCGACTGGATTCCTCACCGGGGAATCCACCTGGAATCCACCCCGGCGGGCCAGCTCGGATTTCTGACTCGTTTTCAAGGGCTTGGCCGTGCGCCCCTTGGCCCAGGTGGATTCCTCGGAGGAATCCAGGGAAGCCACCTGCGCGGAATCCGCCCTGGCTGGAAGCCACCCGAGGAAGCCACCTTGGAATGCCCCTTGCAGGCCTGTCATCGCGCTTTTCACGGAAAGATGTTGATTCAGCTGCAAAAAATCCTTTGACATTTCTAGCCCCATTGACGTACCTCTTGATCATCGAAGAATAGCGCCCGGAGGATAGCCCCCGCGGGCGTTTTCCATTTCCCGACATCGCGGACGTTGATGCTGCTGCAGACCGACCCGGTCGTGCCTGTGCGTCTGTCCGCCTTTCGCCACAGCAGAGAACACTGATGGACCTTGTCTTCGCGCCAAGCGAGATCGAGGCCTGGCCGATCGAGCGGCTGAGCCCCTATGCCCGCAATGCCAAGATCCACGCCGACGACCAGGTGGCCAAGATCGCCGCCAGCATGGCGCAGTTCGGCTGGACCGTGCCCTGCATGGTGGCCGACGATGGCGAACTGATCGCGGGGCATGGCCGGGTGCTGGCGGCCACCATGCTCGGGCTGACCGAGGTGCCGGTGATCCGTCTCAGCCATCTCGACGAGGCCGAGCGTCGCGCCTACCGGATCGCGGACAATAAACTCACCGAGCTCGGAGACTGGGACGAGGCCCTGCTGCGCGACGAGATCGCGGGGCTGCTGGCCGAGGATTTCGACCTGTCGCTGCTAGGGATCGGCGAGGCCGAGCTCGAGGCGCTCCTTCACGACCCCGAGGCGCAGGGCGATGGCCCGGTCGAAGGTGAGAACGATGTGCCCGAGGCGCCGGTCACGCCGGTGTCCGTGCCGGGGGACCTCTGGCAGCTGGGGGATCACCGGCTGATCTGCGGCGACAGCACGACAGCCGACGTGGTCGGGCGGTTGTTGGGCGATGTGAAGCCCCTGCTGATGGTGACCGATCCGCCCTATGGCGTGGCCTATGACCCGGCCTGGCGCAACCAGGCCGGCGTCGCCGGTGCGGCCAAGACCAAGCGCACCGGCAAGGTGCTCAATGACGACCGCGCCGACTGGCGCGAGGCCTGGGCGCTCTTTCCGGGCGACGTCGCCTATGTCTGGCATGGGGCGCTGCATGCCGCCGAGGTGACGGAGTCGCTGACCGCTTCGGGTTTCGCCATCCGCTCGCAGATCATCTGGGCCAAGGATCGGCTCGTGCTCAGCCGCGGCGATTATCACTGGCAGCACGAGCCCTGCTGGTATGCTGTCCGAACCAAGGCCAAGGGCCACTGGGCGGGCGACCGCAAGCAGACGACACTGTGGCAGATCACGAACAAGGATCAGGACGCCGAGACAGTGCACGGCACCCAGAAGCCCGTCGAATGCATGCGCCGCCCGATCCTGAACAACTCCAATACCGGCCAAGCGGTCTACGAGCCGTTCATGGGATCCGGCACAACGCTGATCGCGGCCGAGACCACCGGCCGGATCTGCTACGGGGTCGAGCTGAACCCGGCCTATGTCGATGTCGCCATCGAGCGGTGGCAGGCCTTCATCGGCGCGGAGGCGGTGCTGGTGGAAACCGGCGAGAGCTTCGCCGCGCTGAAGTCCAAGAGGCACGCGGCATGACCGTCGAGATGCTCCAAGCCAGATCGCGTTCTGGCCGCTGGAACAGCTCAAGCCCGATGCGCGCAATACCAATGCGGGACGAACTTGCACTTGACACATTCGGATGCCACGACCGCTCCCAGCCCCGAAGCGGACATGGTGCGGAACGACGAGGTAGGCAAAAGCGGACACCCGCGCTACGCTGCTCTAAAGGCCGAGATGCGGACAGTTCTTGCCGTTCGCTGTGACTGCCGGGTCGAGGTTGCGCCTGTGGGTGGATTGGTCCTGGCGCAGTCACTCGGCGGCTTCGTGCAGCTGCTGTGGCATGATCCCCTCGGCCGCCGCTTCCGCGCGCAACCAGTGTCGAAATGCTGCAATCCGCGGGTCATCCGCACGGATTTCGGGACAGGCGATCGCGTAGATCGACATGGGCGGCGTTGTCGCGTCGAAGAGCCGTTGCAATCGGCCTGAAGCGATTGTGCCGCGCACCATGGCGTCGTAGGCCAGCGACACGCCTTGGTGCTGCTCGACCATGGTCGTCGCAAGCTCGCAATTGGGGTAAGTGGGCCCGGACGGCAGGGTGGCCCCGGCCAGGCCCGCCGCGGCGAACCATTCGGGCCAGGCATCGTCCGTCTCGTCGTAGAAGAGCGTGAGGCGCAGCAGATCTTTCGGGTGCCGCACGTTCTCGCGCTCCCGCAATGCCGGAGAGATCACCGGATACCGGGCCGAGGCCATCAGCGGCTCGACGCGCAAGCCAGGCGTCGGTCGGTCAGACCACTGGATCACGACGTCCGCGTCATTGGTCGCGAAGTCGAGCGACGGCGCGCCGTTCGAGACCCGAAGCCGGATGTCACTGGCGAACTCGAGCCTGGGCAAGCGAGGCACCAGCCAACGCGCGGCGAAGCCCGGCGTCGAGAGAACGCGCACGGTTTGTGGTGTCGCGCGCACAGCCTCTGTCTCTTCGATGAAAGCATCCAGCAGGTGGGTCAGTTTTCCGGCATAGGCCTCGCCCGTGAGGGTGAGCGCGATCCGATTGCCCCACCGCTCGAAGAGCTGCGTGTCGAGGAAGTCCTCCAGCGCCTTGATCTGGTGGCTGACGGCCGAGGGCGTCAGGCACAGCTCGTCCGCCGCGGCCTTGACCGACATGTGTCGCGCGGTGGCCTCGAAGGCGCGGACGGCTGCGAAGGGCGGAAGCTTGCGTCCCATTTCTGCCTGAACTGAGCTCACGCGGGGCTGAAAAGTGATCGTTCGGTGTCGTTCCGTAAATAGCGTAGCATGAGGCTACCAAATTTCAAAATCGCGCACCGGAGGGAATGATGCACCGCTCCAGTTTCGCCGTGGCACTCGCCGCGGCCTTGATAGCCTTTTGCCCGACGCTGCCGCGCGCCGGGAATGAGCCTGGCTCGTCGGTTGCCGGGTGGCAACATGCGGACAGCATGGCCACGCTCATCTCCTCGCTCGACGCCTGGCTTGATGCACGGTCGGACTGGCCACGCCGCGATGTGGCCCCGCGCGTACGTCTCGTCAGCGAGTGGCAGGCGGCGGCGCGGCAGGGTGCGACGGCGAGTTTTCAGCGTGGCCGTCTTCGGGGTCTCTATGACCCGGATCGGTCCGAGATCCTGCTGGTGCGCCCCTGGGACCCGCGCAAGGCGGTCGATGTTGCCGTGTTGCTGCACGAACTCGCGCATCACCGGCAGGCGCCGCACCACTGGTATTGCCCGGCCGCACAGGAGCTGCCGGCCTACCGGTTGCAGGAGCGGTGGCTTTCTGAACAAGGCTATTCGCTCGATGTGAACTGGCTTGCCGTGGTGCTCGACGCGGGATGCACCCCGCGGGACATCCATCCCGAATGAACGGCCGCATGGCGTCGGTCACGTCTTGAGAGGCTACAACGGTTCGAAACTTTGCAAAGCCCGCTCACTGCGCAGACCTGCCGTTCAACCGCAACGCGGCATCGGATGAAGCGGGCCCCAAGCCGTCGCCTGCCTCTTCTGGTCGGTCTTGGCGGACTCCCGATCAGACCGACCGGCGGGAGCCTGGACGCATGTCACGTGATCCGATGCACCGTCCCTCGTCCGGCCTCCTTCGCGGACGTGATCACGAGGCCCAGCTTCTTCTTGAGCGCCCCGGAGATCATGCCTCTGGCCGAATGCGCCTGCCAGCCGGTCGCCGCGACAATCTCGCCAATGGACGCGCCCTCGGGGCGCTGCAGCAGCGCGATGATCTGCGCCTGCTTGGTGCCGGCGCGGATGGCCGGAGACTTCGGAGCCTCGGACATCGGCGCGGGGTCCGGCTTCGCCTTGCGCGCCCCGCTGGTGGCCTTGGCGACCACCGGCTCGATCCCGATGGCGTCCAGACCGACCTCGGTCACGATCAGCGTGGTACCATGGCCATCGCCGGTCTCGCGCCAGAGGGGCTCGCCCTTGCGGATATCGGCATCGACCTCTTCGAGCCAGCCGCGCTCGACCATCCTGGTCACGGCCACATTCGCGGCGGCGCCATGCAGCCCCTCGGGCAGCGGCATGGCCAGATTGCCGGGGCGGGTCGCCGCGCGGCTGAGGATCAGCGATTGGGTGTCGGTGAGCTTGGGCATCGGGGCCTCCGGTGATGTCGGGCGGCACGGGATGCGCCGCCTTCTACCGGGTGAAGCCCGCCGTGTTGGCGGGCTGCCCCGAAGCTTGGGCCGGAGGGGTTATTCGGCGTGTTCGCCCTCGCCAAAGGCGCTGTCGGTGATGCGCTTCAGCAGGCTGGCGTAATGCTCGAGGGTCCCGACCATCGCCCAGCCGACCTCGTCGGGGTGGGTCTCGAAATGATCGGCGCTGAGCGCCTGCAGGCGCGCGAGCATCTCGTCGATCTCGGCCTTCTTTCCGATGAAGGCGCCGAGCGCGGCTTCGCGGTTGCGGCGGGCCTTCTCGGCGCGGAGTTGATGGCGGGGCGTGGTGATCGGGTTCAGGCGGGTCATGGTGATGGCTCCTTTTGCGTGTGGTGGCGGGGCCCGCAGGCCCCGCGCGTGTGGTTCATGCGGCGCCGGCGGCTTCCAGCGTGGCGATATGGCGGCGCAGCGTGGCGGCTTCCTCGCGGGCGGCGTCGGCCCAGAAGGCGGCGCGTGCGTTGCAAGCCTCGGCGAGGCGCTGGGCATCGGCTCGCGTGAAGCGGTTGACCCTGTGCGCGCGGCCATGCCCGGTGCATGTGGCGCGGTGCGTGTCGCCCTCGGGCGCAACGGTGAAGGTCAGCGGCCCAAAACCGTCGATGACGATCCAGGTCTGGGCGGCGACGATGGCGCAGGCACTGGGCGCGAGGACGGTTTCGATCTCTTCGGCGGTGGCGCGGAAGTCGGCGATCAGGTTTGCGGCGGGGGTGGTCATGGCTTGGCTCCGTGTGGTGAGTTGCATCGTTCTGGTGTCATCAGAATCGCTCCACGGGGCCTGAAAGTGTAGGCAAATCAGAGCAATATGATTGCTTTATGATCGCTCGGCCCCTGGCGCCAGATCGCCCACGCCGGCCGTCGGGAAATCACGACCCGCCAGTTTCAAATGATGTGAGGAGCTTTCCAGAGCCATGGAGGGTATGAGCGAGCGCGCCTACGCCGCCCACGCCGGGCTCTCGCGCGGGGCCGTGCAGAAGGCGCGCAAGACCGGGCGGCTGGTGCTCTTTGCCGATGGCTCGATCGATGCCGCGGCGTCGGATGCACGGCGGGGCGGCATGACCGATCCGGATCAGCAGGGGCGCGCGCGGGGTGGAATTGGGGACAGCAGCAGCACTGAAACCGCTCCCGTCTCCGGCCCCGGCGACAGCGCGTCCTATCTCAAGGCGCGCACCGCGCTGACCGTCTACCAGGCGCAGGAGCGCCAGCTGGCGATCCAGCGCAAGAAGGGCGCGCTGGTCGATCGCGCCCGCGCCGAGACGCTGGTCTTTCGCCTCGCCCGGCAGGAGCGCGATGTCTGGACCACCTGGCCCACCCGCGTGGCCGCCCTCATGGCCGCGCAATTGTCCGCAGATATGGAGAGTGCATCCGGGACGCCCGTGACGATCGAGGCGGCGATCCTGCAAAGGGTGCTGGAAGCCCATGTCCGAGAGCAGCTCGACGCCCTGGCCGATCTCCGGGTCTCGCTTGAATGACGGAGATGTTGACGAGGGCCTGACCGATGACGACCTGACCGCAAACCTCGATCTCGGGTTCGATGGCGCGGAGGACATCCTGCGCGCCTGGCGCCGTGGCCTGCGCCCCGATCCCGACCTCACGGTATCGGCCTGGGCGGATCAGCATCGCTGGCTGTCGTCTCGCGCCTCGGCCGAGCCCGGGCGCTACCGCACCGCGCGCACGCCCTACCTGCGCGAGATCATGGATTCGCTTTCGCCCGGCCACCCGGCACATCGCGTCACCTTCATGAAGGCCGCGCAGGTCGGTGCAACAGAGGCCGGCAACAACTGGATCGGGTTCGTGATCCACCACGCGCCGGGGCCGATGCTGGCGGTCCTGCCCACGGTGGAGATGGCCAAGCGGACCTCGCGCGGGCGGATCGACCCGCTGATTGCCGACAGCGCGGCGCTGAAGGAACGCGTGCAGCCCGCGCGCTCGCGGGACGCGGGCAACTCGATGCTGTCCAAGGAGTTCCCCGGTGGCATCCTGGTGCTGACCGGGGCCAACTCGGCAACCGGCCTGCGCTCGATGCCGGCGCGTTACATCTTCCTCGACGAGGTGGACGCCTACCCGGCCTCGGCCGACGAGGAAGGCGACCCGGTCACGCTGGCCGAAGCGCGCACCACGACCTTTGCACATCGACGCAAGGTGTTCATGGTCTCGACGCCGACGATCCGCGGGCTGTCCCGCATAGAGCGCGAGTTCGAGGCCAGTGATCAGCGACGGTATTTCGTGCCGTGCCCGCATTGCGGCCATATGCAGTGGCTGCAGTTCGAGCGCCTGCGGTGGGAGAAGAATCAGCCCGAGACTGCTGCGTACACCTGCGCCGGTTGCGAGATGCCGATTGCCGAGCATCACAAGACGGCAATGCTGGAGCACGGGGAATGGCGGGCGACCGCCGCGCCCGCGCATGCCAGGGCCATCGGCTTCCACCTTTCGGCGCTCTATTCGCCGATCGGCTGGAAAAGCTGGGCGCAGATCGCACAGGACTGGCTGGCGGCCCAGGGCTCCGACGAGATGCTGCGGGCGGCGCGCAACACGCTGCTGGGCGAGACATGGGTGGAGAGCGGCGAGGCGCCGGACTGGCAGCAGCTGGCGGACCGGCGCGAGAGCTACCCGGCGCGGATCCCCGCGGGTGGTCTGTTCCTGACCGCGGGCGCGGATGTGCAGAAGGACCGCATCGAGGTCGATGTCTGGGCCTGGGGCCGCGGCGGGACAAGCTGGCTGGTTGATCACATCGTGATCCCCGGCGGGCCGGATGATCCGGCCTGCTGGGAGGCGCTCACCGCACTGCTCGCCCGAACATGGGAGCATGAGCATGGCGCGATCATGACGCTGGCCAAGCTCGCCATCGACACGGGCTACGAATCCGCGGCGGTCTATGCCTGGGCGCGCCAGCAGGGCACGGCCCAGGTCGCGCCGGTCAAGGGCATGGAAGGGTTCAACCGGGCGACGCCAGTCTCGGGGCCGACCTTCGTCGATGCCACGGTGAACGGGCGCAAGCTGAAACGCGGCGCGCGGCTCTGGACCGTGGCCACGGCCACCTTCAAGGCCGAGACCTATCGCCATCTGCGGCTGGCGCGCGCGCGTGACGAAGACCGCGCCAACGGTTTGCCGGACCCGCCCGGCACCGTCCATCTGCCCGACTGGGCCGACAGCGAATGGCTCAAGCAGCTGGTGGCCGAGCAGCTGGTCACGATCCGCACCAAGCGCGGCTATGCCCGCCAGGAGTGGCAGAAGATGCGCGAGCGCAACGAGGCGCTCGATACCCGGGTCTATGCCCGCGCCGCGGCCTGGATCCTCGGCGCCGACCGGTTCGACGCGCGGATGTGGCGGCAGCTGGAGACGCAGGCGGGCGTGGAGACGGCTGCTGTCGCCTCCGAGGCCGAGCCAGACAAACCGGCCGAGGAGCCCCAGGCCGGGCGCATCACGACGCAGCGCCGGCGCGGCTGGCGGGTGAGTACGCCCAGATACATGGAGTGATGATGACCCTCGATGATCTCAAGGCCCGCCACAGCGCGCTGTTGGCTGCGCGCTACAGCGGCACGCGGTCGGTCAGCTATGACGGCAAGAGCGTGACCTACGGCTCGGACGCCGAAATTGCGGCAGCGATTGCGGATATCGAGCGACGAATTGCGGCACTGGAAAAGACCAACCGCCGCGTGCTGCACCCCTTTGCGACCAAGGATCTGTGATGACCTGGCGCCAGCGTCTCGGGGCCTTCATCGGCGGGTTCGATGCGGGCCAGCACCACCGCCGTCTGCGGGGTTTCCGCGCGACCCGCGCCCATGTCAACGCGCTGATCGCCGCCTCGGGGTCCGACATCACCGCCCGGGCCCGCTGGCTGGTGCGCAACAACGGTTATGCCGTGAACGCGGTGGAAAGCTGGGCGGCCAATACCGCGGGCGACGGCATCAAGCCGATCTCCAAGATCAGTGATCCCGCCCGAAAGGAAGAGCTGCAGCGGCTCTGGCTGGCCTGGACGGACGAGGCGGATGCCGAAGGGCTGACCGACTTCTACGGGCTGCAGCGCCGCGCAGCGCGCGAGGTCTTCATCGCCGGTGAGGTGTTCTTCCGCATCCGGCCACGCCGCCCGGAGGACGGGCTGGCCGTGCCGCTGCAGCTGCAGATGCTGCCCGCGGAAATGCTCCCGCTGGAGCAGAGCGGGACGGCGGCAAACGGCAATGCCATCCGCCAGGGCATCGAGTTCGACCGCATCGGACGGCGCGTCGCCTATCACTTCCTGCGCCGCCATCCCGGCGACAGCACAGACCCGGGGCTCGCGGGCGCGCTCACCCGGGTGCCGGCGTCAGAGATCATCCACGTGATCGACCCGGTCGAGGGCGGTCAGCTGCGTGGCGTCTCCAAACTTGCCCCGGCGATCGTCAAGCTCTTCCTGCTCGACCAGTATGATGACGCCGAGCTTGACCGCAAAAAGGTTGCGGCAATGTACGCGATGTTCGTGACTTCGCCCGCGCCGGAGACCCCGTTGGCCCCGCCCGAGGACGAGGCGGGCGATGCCGGCCTCGAGGTCAGCCCCGGCCAGATCGTGCGGCTCGATCCGGGCGAGGATGTCACAGTCGGCCAGCCCGCCGACAGCGGGGCGACCTACGAGCCGTTCCAGTACCGCACGCTGCTGCAGATCTCGGCGGCGCTGGGCATCCCCTATCCGTACCTCGCCAATGACATGGTGAAGGGCAACTTCTCGAACTCACGGCTCGCCCTGATCGAGTTCCGCCGCCGCGTGTCGGCCTGGCAGCATTCGGTCATGGTCTACCAGCTCTGCCGCCCGGTCTATGCCCGCTGGATGGATGCCGCGGTGCTCTCGGGCGCGCTGGCCCTGCCGGATTACGAAGCCAACCGGTCCCGACTGCTGACCGCCGACTGGCTGCCCACGAAGTGGGACTGGGTGGACCCATTGAAGGACGCCAATGCCGAGATCGCCCAGATCGAGGCGGGCCTCAAATCCCGCACCCAGGCCATTGCCGAGCGCGGCTATGACGCCGAGCAGGTCGATCGCGAGATCGCCGCGGAACACGCCCGCGAGCGTGCGCTGGGCCTCGACTTCCGCCGGCCGGGATCGCCGGCGCAGGGTGCGACGGTCATGCCAGGCGAAAACCCGGACCATGACGCGACCAACAGTGACGCCGCGGACGTAAAGGACACTCCCGAGGATAGCGAAGAAGGATAGGTCTTACGCTGTAAGCAAACGCACGCCCGGCAGGCGCGCCGCCTTGCGATCAAACGTGAACAGTTCGCTTGCATCAGCGCGCCGGGCGGCGGCCGCAATCATCAGATCGGCGAATCCGAAGCCATCGTTGCGATAGCGGTCGACAGCCACGCCCACCTCATCGGCCGCCTCGATCTCCAGTTCAATCGACGTCAACAGGCCATCCAGCGCAGCGGCAATGTCGACGCGCTGGTAGCCATAGGCGCGCTCCAGCACCCAGACGAGTTCGACAAGAACCTCCCGGCCAACAAATCCGGGAGCCGCATCGGTCAGCTGGTCCATAACGGTATTGGCGATGCGTGCCTGTTCGGGATCGTCCTGCACGAGGAAGCGCACCAGAACATTGGTATCGAGCGCAATCATGCGCCAGACGTTCCGCTCTCTTCAGCACCGCCAGCGATCGCTTCGTCCATCGCGTCCAGCGAAACAGGTTTTTGCCCCGACCGCGCCAGGGCGCCCCGCAAGTCATTGACCGACCGCGCCTTCACGATGCGGACCTCGCCGTCGAGGATCACATAGCGCACCCGGTCACCGCTCGCGAGACCAAGGGCTGCCCGGACATCCCGGGGCAGTGTGGTCTGGCCTTTAACCGTAACTGTCGATTCATGCATCGGCGCACTCCTTACAAAACCATAGTTCTCCTTACCACGCAGGTATTGGGAATGCAAAGTCAAGCCGAGGACCAACCCTGATGCTCCATGCCCGCATTGCCGCGCGCGCCTTCAACACGCCGCTGCTGGTCGACCCAATCAAGGCCATGGCGTTCCTGTCGGGCCTCGGGCCGCGGGTTCTCGGGCGGCAGATCGATGTTGTTGACGGCTTCGAGGCACAAGGTGCAGGGGACGCCGCGCTGCCCGCCCGTGCCAGCATCCTGACGAACGGCCTGTCGGAGAACTTCCACCAGCACGGCGAGGCGCCCTTTCCACTGGTTGACGGCATCGCCCTGATCGAGATCTCGGGCGTGCTCATCCATCGCGGCGGCTGGATCGGCCAGTCCTCGGGTCAGACCAGCTACGAGGGACTCGCCGCCCAGATCGAGGCGGCCGCCAGTGAGACGTCGGTCCGTGGTGTCGCGCTGGAGATCGACAGCTTTGGCGGCGAGGTGGCCGGTGTGTTCGACCTGGCCGACCGCATCCGCGCGCTGCGCCGCGACAAGCCGGTCTGGGCGTTCGTCGCCGAACACGCCTTCTCGGCCGGCTATGCGCTCGCCAGCCAAGCGGACCGCATCCTGCTGCCGCGCACCGGCGCACTGGGCAGCATCGGCGTTGTCGTAATGCATGCCGATCTCAGCGGCAAGCTCGACCAGGCGGGCGTGCAGGTCACGCTGATCCATTCCGGCCAGCACAAGGTGGATGGCAACCCCTACGCCCCGTTGGCCGACGATGTGCGTGGCGACATCCAGCGCGAGATCGACGTGCTGCGGGTCCTCTTTGCAGAGACCGTCGCGGCCGGGCGCGCCGGGCGGTTGAGCCAGGAGGCCGCACTGGCCACCGAAGCCGCCACCTATCGCGGCACCGATGCTGTCGAGGCGGGTCTGGCCGACGAGGTCACCGACCTCGGGAGTGGCTTCGGCGCCTTCCGCGAACAAGTAGCGCGCACGTCCGGTTCCACATCTGCGCGCATGCAACGCGCATCCCTTCCCAAACCCCGAAAGGAGACCGCCATGGCCCATGCGCCCGACCAGGATACCACGCCGCAGGATAAGGAGGCACGTGATGTGCGACAGGAGGATGCGAGCGAAACGAAGATCGACATTCCTGCTACGTCTGCATACTCCGAAGCCACCATCGCCGCATCGGACCCCGACGCCGCAGCACCGCCTGCAACCACACCGGCATCGGAACCGCCCGCCACGCAGCCGGGCAATCTGGCCGAGGTCTCGGCGCGGCTGCGCCAGGAGGCGGCGGAAATCACCGAGATCGCGGCGCAGGCCGGGCGGCTCGGCATCGCGATCGACGCCGCGAAAGCCCTGCGCGAGGGCACCACGCCCGAGGCCCTGCGCAGCCTCGTCCTCGACCGCGCCAGTGCCGCCGCCGACGCGCGCGATGTCGTGGCGGCCCCGCCGGCGCCAGCCTTGCCACAGGCGACGGAAAGCCCGCTCATCGCGGCGGCAAAGCGGGACGCAGCCGCGGGCAAGCGCAGCTGACGCCCGGCCTGCGCCTCACCCAACCTCTCAACACACCACAGACCCGAAGGTCGCCCGCCGCACCGCCCCGGCGGGGGCCTTCTTCCTCCTGGCCCTGAAGGATCCCAGACATGACTGTCCTGACCCAACCGCCCACCATGGGCGACGTCCTCAAATACGAGGTCAATCCCAACTACACCCGCGAGACCGTCACCCTGCTCGCCGGCACCGCCTATCCCGTGGGATCGGTGCTGGCGCGCATTACGGCGAGCGGCAAGTACACCCTGGCTACATCGGGCGGCACCGACGGCGCGCAGACCGCGGCGGCCGTGCTGCTCTTCGCGGTCGATGCCACCCTGTCCGATGCGGTCGGGATCGTCGTTGTCCGCGGCCCCGCCATCCTGTCGCGCGCGGCTCTCGCCTATGATGGCAGCGTCGATGACGCGGCCAAGATCACCACCAAGATCGGTCAGCTGACCGCGCTGGGCCTCATTGTCCGTGACACGGCCTGATTGGGCCGTTCGCCTCCCCCCTCTCTTTCCCCGGAGTTTGCCATGACCCTCACCCGCAACCCGTTCGACACGGGCGGCTATTCGCTCGCCGAGATGACGCAGGCCATCAATATCCTGCCCAATCTCTATACCCGCCTCGGCCAGATCGGCCTCTTTCGATATCAAGGCGTCACCCAACGCTCCATCGTCATCGAGCAGCGCGAGGGCGTTCTCAGCCTCCTGCCCTCGGTCCCGCTCGGGGCCCCCGCCACGGTCGGCGACCGCGAGCAGCGCTCCATGCGCAGCTTCGCGCTGCCCTGGATCCCCCACGACGACGTCATCCTGCCCGCAGATATCCAGGGCATGCCCGCGCTGGGCGTCTCGGACGCGGCCGATCCTCTGGTCGAGGTGATGAACCGCAAGCTGACGCTGATGCGCCGCAAGCATGCCCAGACCCGCGAATACATGGAGATGAACGCGCTGCGCGGCATCGTGAAGGACGGCGCGGGCACCACGCTCTACGACTACTTCACCGAGTTCGGGCTCACCCGGATCTCCGTCGACTTCGTCTTCGGCACCGCGGGCACCAATGTCCAGGGCAAGGTCCGGACCGTGCTGCGCGGGATCGAGGACAACCTTCTGGGCGAGACCATGACCACCGCGCATGCGCTGGTCAGCTCGGAGTTCTTCGACAAGCTGATCAGCCATCCCAAGACCGAGGACGCCTACAAGTTCTACTCGGCCACCGGCGGCCAGCCCCTGCGCGACGACATGCGCCGGGCCTTCCCCTTCGCCGGGATCCTCTTCGAGGAATACAACGGCTCCGTCACCCTCTCGAACGGCACCTCGGAACGACTGATCCCCGCGGGCGAGGGCATCGCATTCCCGCTGGGCACCTTTGATACCTTCACCACCTATGGCGGCCCGGCCAACCTGCTGGAGACCGCCAACACCGTCGGCTTGCCGCTTTATGCGCGTCAGATGATCGACGCCAAGGGGCGCTGGATCGATCTGATGACGGAAAGCTCGATCCTGCCGGTCAACAAGCGCCCGCGGCTGGCCCTCCGCCTGCACAGCTCGAACTGACGTCCATGTCCATCTTTGCAGCGGTCATCGACACGCTCTTCGGCGATCCCAACATGGCCCGCGACGCGGTCTACACGCCGGACGGGGGCGCCGCCCGTCTCGTCCGCGTGGTTGTCCGCCGCGCGGACGACACCACCGGGTTTGGCGAGGCGCGGCTCTGGTCGGAAACCACGCGTGTGGATCTGCGCGTGGCCGAAGTGCCCAATCCGCGCCCGGGCGATCGCCTCGAGATCGACGGCGAGGCCTTCCTTGTCCAGGGCGAGCCCGTCCGCGACCGCGAGCGGCTGGTCTGGACGGTGGATTTGCGGCCAGCATGACAGCCAAATTCGGAGGGGACGATGAAACTCAAACTCGACGTCACACCCGATCTGGCCACCATGATGGCCGCCGAGATCGCCGCGGGCGAAAGGGCCGTCACCGCCGCCATCCGCGAGGCCGGGACCGGCCTCAGGGCCGACTGGCGCCGGCAGATCACTGGCGCGGGGTTGGGCCAGCGTCTTTCCCGCACCATCCGGTCGGCGCAGTATCCGAAGGGCCAACCCAGCCTGAACGCCGCCGCGCTGGTCTGGTCGAAAGCGCCAGACATCATCAGCGCGCACGACACCGGCCCGCTGATCCGCTCCAAGAGCGGATTCTGGCTCGCAATCCCTTTGCCAGCCGCCGGGCGCGGTCGCGGTGGGGCACGGCTCACGCCTGGAGAATGGGAGCGGCGTCGCGGCCTGCGGCTGCGGTTCGTCTATCGACGGCGTGGGCCGAGCCTGCTCGTCGCCGACCGCGCCCGGATCAACACTCGCGGCACCGCGGTTGCCTCGCGCGCCAAGACAGGACGCAACCAGGTTACCGCGCCGATCTTCCTTCTCGTCCCGCAGGTGAAGTTGTCGAAGCGGCTGGACCTGGACCGGGACGCCGAGCGGGCGCATGACAGCGTGCCGCGGCTGATTTTGGCGAAGTGGGCGGAGGGACGCTCTTGATTGGCGCAGACCCATCCTGATCTCTCGACGCCCAATTCAGGCCAAATGTTTCATCGCCGATCCAGCTTGCCGAATTCGCTTTCCAGAAGGGAGCGAATTTTCTTACCCGCACCGCGCAAGGCCGCATCGACATTGGCGTCATTGTGGGTGACCGTCTGCGGCTGCATTCCCTCGGGCCGCGCCTCGACGGTGCAGCGAATATCATCGTCCCCGCCCTTGGCACCATTCACATCGGCCAGATGAACTTCGATCCGTGACAGTCGGTTGCTCAGATGCCCCAGTGCCGTCGTGACAATCGTTTCGGCCACTTCTGCGAGTCGGTCATCGCCTTGAATATTGGCGTCGGTATTCAGTTGGAATTGCATGACGATTCTCCTTTGAGTGCTGACCTACGATGAAAAGCCACGAAGATGATTAATCCAGAGCAATTGCACCTGCGCGACAAATAAAATCGCGAGCGCGTTGATAGCTTGAGAGAGGATTGAATGCCACCAGCGTTGCCCACACCCCGCGAAACCATTCTCGCCGCGCTGCATGCGCGGCTCTCGGCACTGCCCGCCACCGCCCTGCGTGGCGAGGTGCTGCCCGAGCGCGTGCCGGCCGAGGGCCTGCTGATCCTGCGCGACGGCGAGCCGGGGGAGCCGGAGGTGACGTTGTCGCCTCTGCGCTACCACTACGAGCATCGGGCCGAGATCGAGGCGGTGGTTCAGGGCGCCGACCGTGATGCCGCCTTCGACACGCTGACCGCCAGCATCGGCGCAGCGCTCGCCGCCGACCGCACGCTGGGCGGCCTCTGCGATTGGGTCGAGGCGGAAGCGCCGCGCCCGGTCGATTTGGCCGTAGAGGGCGCGGCGAGCCTGAAGGCGGCCGTGATCCCGGTGGTGCTGCACTATTCGACGTCCGATCCGCTGGCCAGCTGAATGTGACCGGGCCTGCAAGCTCGCGCAGTCGCTCGCGACCCTGCGCTGAATGTCAGGCGGCCTCCTTTTCCCAGTCGCCTGCGGACAGGGCCTGGCACAAGTCCTTGATGGCCGCCTCCGACATGCGCGCCGGATCAAACTGGCCATCTATCAGGTAGCGCGACAGGATCTCTTCCTTGATGCGAGAAGCATTGATCAGATGCATGCTCCACTCGAGGAAAGAGCGGTTTTCGACATCCCCGGCCAAGATGATCCTGATGTCGCGGTGACGATCGTCCTGCATGATCCGCATGAAACACGCAGCAACCCTGGATCTGTCACCTTCCAGAAGCTGCATGAAGCTCCGTTCGCCCACGATCAATGCACCTGTAATGCCGTCGCGCTCGTTGTTGGCGCGGGATTTCTGAAGAATCCGGTCAACCGCCTCGATGGCGAGGCCGTCATGGGTCGACGCGTAGATGAGCCGGGCAAGTTGCATGGTCGTTCCTTTGCACGAGGCAGAACCAGAGACCGTGCTGACATTGTAGAGGTTTGGTGATGCCCGACTCAAGAGGAGACCAAGTGAGCTCCTCAGATCAGCGGCGGATGGCCGGGAATCCCGTCGTGTTGTCAAGAACGCGGCCCGGTCCTCCGGGCCTGTCAACTCATGAGATTTAGGAGACCACCATGGCACGAGCCCAGGGAGCGCGGGCGCAGATGGCGCTGGCGTTCGAGACGACCTATGGCACGCCGCCGACGGGCGGTTTCACGAGGATGCCCTTCGCCAGCACCTCGCTCGGCGCCGAGCAACCGCTGCTCAACAGCGAGCTGCTGGGCTACGGCCGCGATCCGCTGGCGCCGATCAAGGACGCGGTGACGTCGGATGGCGATGTCGTGGTGCCGATCGACGCCGAGGCCTTCGGTTTTTGGCTAAAGGCGGCCTTCGGTGCGCCGACGACCACAGGCACGGAGGCCCCGTACAGCCACGAGTTCCAGTCCGGGTCATGGACGCTGCCCAGCCTGTCGATCGAGACCGGCATGCCCGAGGTGCCGCGCTATGCGATGTATTCCGGCTGCGTGCTCGACCAGATCACCTGGCAGATGCAGCGCTCGGGGCTTCTGACCGCGACTGCGCGGCTGGTGGCGCAAGGCGAGACGGTGGGCACGACCACCAGCTCAGGCACACCCGCCGCGCTCGAGCTGAAGCGCTTCGGCCATTTCAACGGGGCGATCACCCGCAACGGCGCGGCCCTCGGCAACGTGGTCTCCGCCGAGATCACCTATACCAACAATCTCGACCGGATCGAGACCATCCGCGCGGACGGACGCATCGACGGGGCGGACCCGAGCATCGCCGCCCTGACCGGCCGGATCGAGGTGCGGTTTGCCGATCAGGTGCTGGTGGACCAGGCCATCAATGGCGAGCCCTGCGCGATGGAATTCGCCTACAGCCTGCCATCGGGCGAGAGCTTCACCTTCACCGTGCACGCCGTCTATCTCCCGCGCCCGCGCATCGAGATCAACGGGCCGCAGGGCGTGCAGGCGACCTTCGACTGGCAGGCCGCACGGGATGCCACCGCTAACGGCATGTGCACCGCCATCCTGATCAACAACATTGAGGACTACTGATGCTCACGCTCGATCTGACCAACGCGCCCCGCTGGCATGACCTGGGCCCCGGCGTCCGGGTGCAGCTGCGCCCGCTGACCACCGCGCTGATGGTGGCCACCCGCAGCGACCCGGAGGTGGAGGCGGTGCCCGAGGACACCGGCGACGAGGAACGTGCCATGGCCTTCGCCAAGGCGCTGGCGCGGCGTGCGGTGCTCGCCTGGGAGGGCGTGGGAGATGCCGAGGGCAACCCCATCGAGCCCATCCCCGAGGCCATCGACGCACTTCTGGACATCTGGCCGATCTTCGAGGCCTTCCAGCTCGCCTACGTCTCCAGGGGCCTGCTGCTGGAGCAGGAAAAAAACGCCTCCGCGCCCTCGCCGAGTGGTCCTTCGGCGGGGGCGACAGATACTGCGAGGGTTGCGAACCCGGCGAAGCCGGCCAAACGGCGTGCGAAGACTGCCCCGCGCGGCTGAACCGACCGCTTACCCATGAGGGCATGCAGGTCTGGGACCTGGTCGGGCGGCTCGGTGGCCAGCTGCGCGTGCAGCCCCGCGCGGTGATCGGCTGGGACATGTCGGCAGCACTCGCACTCGGCAACGCGCTGGGCGTGCCACCTCTGGCCATGGCCGAGCTGTTGCCCGTCCTCGAGGCGGTGATGGTGGTCAAGTTGAACGCGCAATTGGAGGCGAATGGCGACCCGCATGTCAGTCCTTGATCTTCTCGATCAGGGTGACGCCGGGCAGTCCGTCGAAATGCGCATCACAGGTCAGCAAGGCAGCCCCCTGTGCACGGGCGGTCGCGAGTATGATGGCATCCGCGGTCGCCAGCTTGTGGGCGCTGCACACCTCCGCCGCCGCCAGCGCGATCTCGGTGTCGAGCGGGATGACAGTGCAAACCTGCGTGAAGGCAATCACCTGGTCTGCCTTGTCCTCGCCGACCTCGCGCGTCACCCATTTGGCCAGTTCCAGCTGAACCATGGTCGGGACCAGCCACTCGGGCTGTTCGGGCAGCTGCGGCGCCAGTTTGTCGCCGGTCGGCGATCCGACCAGCCACTCGATCCAGGCTGATGTGTCGACGAGGATCATCAGACCCGATCGCTGCGGTCGCGATAGTCGGTCGGCGCGGCGCCGCGCGCGAGGCCCTTCAGCGTCTCCCGCTTCGGCACCGGCACCAAGAGGACGCCCATCCCTTTCGGGATGAACGCGAAGGTCAGCCCGGCCTCCCAGTGCTGCGCCGTGCGGATCGCCTTGGGGATCGAGATCTGAAACTTCGAGGACAGGGTCGCGGTCTCGGCCATGCTCATACTTTCAATTTATCGATGCGCCAAACGTAAGACAGGCGCACTGGCAATTCAAGGATCATGCCCATGGCCGAGAAACGGGTGAGCGTCCGCCTCGCGGCGACGGGCGGGCGGCAGGTGCGCGCCGAGCTCGAGGGCGTGGGCGAGGCCGGCAAGCGCGGCTTCGGTCGGCTCAGCCAGGAGATGGAGGCGGCAAACCGGCGGCTGGCGGGCTTTGCACGCCGGGTTCGCGTGGCGTCCGCCGCCGCCGTCGCGGCTGCCACGGCGGCGGGCGTGGCGATGGTGCGCTCGGGCCTGCAAACCGTCGATGCGCAGGCCAAGCTGGCGCAGTCGCTGGGGACTACCGTCGCCTCGATCCAGACCTTGGAGCGCGCGGGCGAACTGGCCGGCGTGGCCATGTCCGGCATCGAGCAGGCCACGAAGGACCTGACACGCCGTCTCAGCCAGGCGGCCGCCGGGACAGGCCCCGCCGCAGACGCGCTGGACCGTCTGGGGCTCTCGGCCACCGATCTGATCGCGCTGCCGCTTGACCAGCGGGTCGGTGCGATCAACGCAGCGATCGAGGACTTCGTGCCGGCCGCCGAGCGCGCCGCCGTCGCGGGCCAGCTTTTCGGCGAGGAAGGCTCCATCGCCATGGCGCGGATCGACAGTGCGACACTGCGCCAGGCGACAGAGGACGTGCGCGCCTTCGGCGTCGTGGTGTCTGAACAGGACGCCGCCCGGATCGAGCGGACCAATGACGCCATCTCGCGGCTGGGGCTGGTCTGGCGCGGGCTGTCGAACCAGTTGGCCATCGCAGCCGCCCCCGCGCTGGAAACCGTGGCTGAGGCCATCGCGGCGGTCGCGCGGACGACAGGCCCGCTGGGCCAGGCCATCCAGGGGCTGTTTGCCAACCTGGGGCGGCTCACCAGCATTGCCGGCGCCTTCGCCGCCTTCCTGGCCGGGCGCTGGGTCGCCGGCATGGCCGCCGCGGCGCTGTCGGTCCGCGGGCTTGCCACGGCGCTGGTCGTGCTGCGCGGTGCGCTGATCCGCACCGGTATCGGGGCGCTGATCGTCGGTGCGGGCGAGCTGGTCTACCAGTTCACGCGCCTCGTGCAGGGGGCTGGCGGCTTTGGCGAGGCGATGGGGCTCTTGAAAGGTGTTGCCGCCGAGGTCTGGGAGCGCATCAAGACCGGGGCCGCGGCCGCTGGCGCCGCCGCCACGGCAATGTTCTTCGATCTCAAGGCCGACGCCGCCTCCGGCATGCAGAGCGCCATCGAAAGCGTGGTGGGCTTCGGCAACACGGCCGTGAACACATTTGAAGGCGCCTTTGAGGCGATCAAGGCCACCTGGGGCCTGCTGCCTGCTGCCATCGGTGATCTGGCCTTCCAGGCCGCAAACAGCCTGGTCGACGGGGTCGAGGCGATGCTCAACGGCGTGGTCTCGCGGATCAATGGCTTCATCGGCGGCATCAATACCGGGCTGGAAGCGCTGGGCTCGGACCGACGGATCTCCGTGGTGCCCGATCTGGACCTCGGTGAGATCGAGAACCGCTTCGAGGGCGCGGCGAGCGCGGCCGGTACGGCGGCCCAGGAGGCCTTCGACCGCGCCTTCGAGGACAACGCGCTCACGGCCCCCGATCTCGGGCTCGCCGGCGCCGCAACTGAGGCGCTCGAGTCCGCCAACCTCTATCGTGGGGTGGCGCGGGATCTCGCCAACAGCGCCCGCGCACCGCTGGCAAGCTGGCAGGCGCTGCGGGATGCGGTGCGCGGCAGCGATGAGGATGGCGCGGACGCGCTGACAAAGGCCACCAGTGCGGCCGAGCGGTTGGAAACCGCGCTCAATGAGGCCGGCACCGCCACCACCGGGGCTGGGGCTGCAGCCAGGGCTGCCGCTGCCGCAGCTAAGCCCGACACCGAGGCCACCGTCACTGGCTGGCAGGCGGTCACCGCGGCACTGTCAGACTACGCCAGCAGGGCACGCGAGATCGGCGGCGATATCGGCCAGAGTCTTGTCGGCGCCTTTCGCTCGGCCGAGACTGCGGTGGGCGAATTCGTGAAGACCGGCAAGCTGAAGGTCCGCGACCTGGTTACCTCGCTGCTGGCGAACCTCGCCAAGCTCGCCGCACGCCGCTTCATCCTCGGCCCGATCGCGAATGCGCTGTCGGGCGCGCTGGGCGGCAAGGCGGGCGGGATATTCGCGGATGTCCTGCACGCCGGCGGCCTTGCCGGCGCCGCCGGCCCCGCGCGCAGGGTCCCCGCCATGGCCTTTGCGGATGCCCCACGCATGCATGGCGGCGGCATGGCCGGGCTCAAACCCGACGAGGTGCCGGCGATCCTGCAGCGCGGCGAGCGGGTGCTCTCGCGCCGGCAGACCCGCGAGTACGACGCCCCGCGCCGCGACCGCGAGGCCGCCACGATCGTCAACATCTCGATCCAGACCCGCGACGCCGAGAGCTTCCGGCAATCAAGGACACAAGTGGCTGCGGATATTTCTCGGGCAGTTTCGCTTGGGCGCAGGGGGATGTGACCATGCTCTGCCTGATCATCAAGAAAGGGGGCGACAACGAGAGCTTCCGGCAGTCGCGGACGCAGGGTGAGGCCGAAGAGCGGAACGTCCAGTGGACGTTTCGCCGGCCGAACGCCGACATCTCGCGCGCGGTGGCCATGGGCCGGAGGGGCATGTGAGTGCGACCCCGCAAGTGGGAACCGGTTGCGGGGGCCAGAGCGCGAACCACGGAGAGACTTGATGGCGTTTCACGAGGTCCGGTTTCCGGACAACATCAGCCGTGGCGCGCGTGGCGGGCCCGAGCGGCGGACACAGATCGTCGAGCTCGCATCGGGCGAGGAGGAGCGGAACGCCAGCTGGGCGAACAGCAGGCGGCGCTATGATGTCGCCTACGGCATCCGCCGGGCCGACGATCTCGCCGCCGTCGTCGCCTTCTTCGAGGCGCGCAACGGCCGACTGCACGGCTTCCGCTTCAAGGACTGGGGCGATTACAAGTCGGGCCTGCCGTCCGCGGCGATCTCGCCGACCGACCAGGAGATCGGCACGGGCAATGGCAGCCTCACGGAATTCGCGCTGCTGAAACGCTACAGCTCCGGCGCGCAATCCTGGACCCGTGCCATCGCCAAGCCCGTGGCCGGCAGCGTCCGCGTCGCGCTCGGCGGCATTGAGCAGATGTCGGGCTGGTCCATCGACATGACCACCGGGGTCGTGACCTTCGATACCGCCCCAGCCGCGGGCGTCGCGGTCATCGCCGGCTTCGCCTTCGACGTGCCGGTCCGGTTTGACACCGACGCGCTCGACGTGACGCTCGACCTCGAGCGGCTCGGCTCGATCACCTCCATTCCGCTTCTGGAGATCCGGCGATGAACGACACCGGCGTTCGCGGGGCTAACGCGGCGGTCCGAAGGACGGCGCCACGGTCCCCGCTCACCGGCGCAGCCGTGCTGCGCGACCTCATGCAAACTTCAAGACCGCGGGGCATCCGCCATGAATGACGGATCCGGCTTCATCGCAGCGGTCCTCAGGGAACTTGCCACATCCACCGCCGTGATTCTCGCCGCCTGGGGTGCGCTCGGCGGTGCCACGAACGCGCTGACCACGAAGATGCGCCTGCGGGATGCGCTGCGCCACATCCTCCTCGGCGGGCTGATCGCGGCCGGGATGGGCAGTCTCTCCATGGCCGTCATCACAGCCTGGCTGCGGCTGCCGCCCGAAGCGATCCCGGCCGGGGGAGCGGCCGGCTCGGCTGCCTACCTCGTCGGCGTTTTCGGCCCGGCCTTCATCGAGGTTGTCCTCGCCCGGCTGCGCGCCGCCAAGGGGCGCAAGGATGACTGAGTTTCTCCGCCTTGCCCGCGCGCTGCGCACCGGGTGCGAGGATCCCGGCACACGGTTCGCGCACCGGCTGCGCGTTGGCCTCGCCGTTGCGGCGCTGATCCTGATCTTCTCGTTTCTGGAGTAATCCCATGCAGATGACCGAGCGGGGCCTGCTGGCCCTGGCCGGGCACGAAGGAGTCGTGCCCGCGCCCTACCGCGATTCCACCGGCACCTGGACCTTCGGCATCGGCCATACGGCCGCGGCCGGGCCGCCCGACCCTGCGGCGATGTCCCGCGGCATGCCCGCCGATTTAGGCGCCGGGATCCGCGAGGCGTTCCGCGTCTTCCGCGCCGACCTCGCGACCTACGAGGCCGAGGTTCTGGCCGCGGTGACGGTTCCGCTGGCGCCGCACGAGTTCGATGCGCTGGTCAGCTTTCACTACAACACGGGCGGCATCGCCCGCGCTGCGCTGACCCGCCACCTGAACGCCGGCGACCGCGAAGCCGCGGCGCAGGCCTTCCTCAACTGGCGGCGGCCGGCGGAGATCATTCCGCGGCGCAAGGCGGAGCGCGACCTGTTCCGCCATGGCCGCTATCCCGGCGGGCCCATCCCGGTCTGGTCCGTGGATTCTGCGGGCCGCGTGGACGTCTCGCGCCCTGTACGGCGGCTGACCGAAGACGAGGCTCTGGCGCTTCTGCGGCCGTTGCCGCTGCCGAGGCCGCCGGTCCTCGATCGTGCTCCCGACGCGCCCACCGGCTGGTTCGCCCGGCTGGCCGCCTTTGTCTCCACCCTGATCCGGAGGGCCTGATCCATGCGCTACGTTCGCCCCAATTCCATGACCTGGTGGGCGGGACTGCTCGCCATGCTCACCGGCATCGCGTCTCTCGCGCTGCCCGCCACCGGGCCCCTCGGGGAGTTCTCTCGCCTCGTCGCGCTGCTCGCGGGCTCAGGCGATGCCTCTCCCGCAGGGCTGATGTTCCTCGGTTTGGGCCTGATCGGCCTGCGCGACCGGATCGAGCGCGGGTTCCGCGGCGATGGCTGACCTTCTGATCTGGCTGGTCGCGGCGCTCGGCGCGGTCGGGGGCGTCGTCCTCGGCCGGCTCTGGGGCCGCGTCGAAGGGAAGCGCGCGGGCAAGCAGGAGGCCGAACGCGATGCCATGGAAGACAAGAACGAGCGTGTCGAGCGCGGGCGCGATGCGGTTCGCGATGGCCGCGGCGCTGGCGATCCTGCTGAGCGGCTGCGCCGCAACGATGGGCGTTGGTAATGCCGGCTGCGCCTCCTATGCCGAGGCACGGCTCGCCCGACCGCCCGCCGAGACCGTCGCGGAGGTTCCGCCGGACTGGGCGGTCTGGATCGCCGATCTCGACGACCGCATGACGGGGACCTGCCAATGAAGACCCTCGATTCCGCCCTGCAGGCCCATCTCGACGAGAGCACGACGACGCTCGCCTGGTGCTGGCGGATCACCCGCGCCGACGGCGTCACTTTCGGTTTCACCGATCACGACCGGAGGCTCAGCTTCGATGGCACCGATTTCGAGCCCGAGAGCGGGCTCACCGCGTCCGAGGTCCGTTCGGGCTCGGACCTCTCGGTCGATGCACAGGACGCCGAGGGCGTGCTGACCTCGGACCGGATCACCGAGACCGACATCCTCGACGGCCGCTGGGACAACGCCGAGGTCGAGGTCTGGCGGGCGAACTGGGCCGACACGGCTCAGCGCGTGCTGATGCGCCGCGGGGCCATCGGCCAGATCCGGCGTGGGCGGCTGGCCTTCGTCGCGGAGGTACGATCGCTCGCGCATGTGCTGGGCCAGACGGTGGGGCGGACATTTCAGGCGACCTGCGACGCCGCGCTTGGCGATGGGCGCTGCGGCGTCGATCTGGAGGATCCCGTCTACAAGGGGACGGGCGCCGTGATCGATCTCCTGCGCGACCGTGCCTTCACCGCCTCGGGAATCGGCGGCTTCGACGCGGGCTGGTTCACTTTCGGCACCATCGCATGGTCCAGCGGCGCCAACGCAGGCCGGCGCACTGAGGTGCTGGGCCATGACGTAACGGACGGCGTGGCGATCCTGACCCTGCTCGAAGCGCCGGTGCGCGCGATCGCCGAGGGCGATGCCTTCACCATCCGCGCGGGCTGCGACAAGCGCATCGAGACCTGCGGCGCGAAGTTCGCCAACACCGCCAATTTCCGCGGCTTCCCGCACATCCCCGGCCAGGATACGATCCTGCGCTACGCGACCAATGACGGCGGTCACGACGGGGGCGTGCTGTGAACCCGGCCGATCCCACCCGCGTCATCGCCATCGCACGGACCTGGCTCGGCACGCCCTATCACGACCAGGCGAGCCTGCGGGGCGTCGGCTGCGATTGCCTCGGCCTCGCGCGCGGCGTCTGGCGCGAGGTCGTCGGCCCCGAGCCGTTCCCGATCCCGCCCTACAGCCGCGACTGGGGCGAGACCGGACCACGTGAGGTGCTGGCCGACGGCGCGCGCACCATGATGATCGAGGTGCCGCCCACTGAGGCCGATCCCAGCGCGCTGGTGCTGTTCCGGATGATGCCGCGAGCCATCGCCAAGCATGTCGGCATCCTGACCGGCCCCGGCTCCTTCCTCCATGCCTACGAGCGGCTCGGCGTCATCGAGGAACCGCTCAAGCCGTCCTGGCGGCGGCGCATCGCCTTCGCCTTCCTCTTCCCGCAACGCTGATTTCCACACATGGCCACCCTCGTTCTCGGCGCGGCCGGCGCCGCCATCGGCGGGGCGATCCTCGGCGTCAGCGCCGCGACCATCGGCGGCTTCGTCGGCTCGACCATCGGGTCCGTCGTTGACAGTTGGATCGTGTCCTCGCTTGCGCCCACCCAGCGCATCGAGGGGCCGCGGCTCGACAGCCTCCGGATCACGTCCTCGACCGAGGGTGCCGTCATCCCGCGCGTCTACGGCCGGATGCGCATGGGCGGTAACGTGATCTGGGCGACGGATTTCCGCGAGGAGACCAGGACCACCACGCAGGGCGGCGGCAAGGGCGGCGGTGGGGGCGGCAAGGTCAAGACGACCGAGTATCTCTACTACGCCTCCTTTGCCGTCGCGCTCTGCGAGGGGCCCATCACCGGTATCGGGCGCATCTGGGCCGACGGCAAGCTCCTCGACACCGCCGGGATCACCTGGCGCTGGTATCCGGGCGACGAGGCCCAGACCGCCGACCCGTTCATCGCCGCGAAGATGGGCGCCACAAACACGCCGGCCTATCGCGGCACGGCCTACGTGGTCTTCGAGGACCTGCCGCTCGGCAATTACGGCAACCGCCTGCCGCAGCTCTCCTTCGAGGTGTTCCGCCCGCTGGCCGATCCCGACACGGCCGAGGGGCTGACCCGCGCCGTCACCATGATCCCGGCCTCGGGCGAGTTCACCTACGCGACGACGGGCATCCGCAAGGGCAGCGACGGGGCGCAGACGCCTGAGAACCTGAACGCGCTCTCGGACACCGCCGACATGGTGGTGGCGCTCGACCGGCTGCAGGCCATGGCACCGAAGGTGGAGAGCGTCAGCCTCGTGGTCGCCTGGTTCGGGAACGACCTGCGCGCTGGCGACTGCACGATCCGACCCGGCGTGGAAGTGTCGGCCAAGACGACGAGCCCGCAGACCTGGTTCGTCAACGGTGTCTCACGCTCAGCCGCCCATCTCGTCAGTCGTGACGACGAGGACCGGCCCGTCTATGGCGGCACGCCGGCTGACTTCGCCGTGGTCCAGGCGATCAAGGAGATGAAGGCCCGCGGCCTGCGCGTGACGTTCTATCCCTTCATCCTGATGGACGTGCCGCCCGGCAACACGCTGCCGAACCCCTATTCCGACAACGCCGCGGAGACCGGCCAGCCCGCATTCCCCTGGCGGGGGCGGATCACCTGCTCGCCCGCCGCTGGTTTCGCCGGGACCGTGGACAAGACCGCCACGGCCGCAAGCCAGGTCGCGGCCTTCTTCGGCGGGGCGAGTCCGTCCGACTTCGCCGTCTCGGGCGAGACGGTTTCCTGGAGCGGCGCGCCCGGCGATTGGGGCCTGCGCCGGATGGTGCTGCACTACGCCCATCTCTGCGCAGCGGCCGGCGGGGTTGACGCCTTCCTGATCGGGACGGAGATGCGCGGGCTGACCACGATCCGCTCGGGGGCCAACGCCTATCCGTCGGCGCAGGCCTTCCGCGATCTGGCGGCCGACGTCCGCTCGATCCTCGGGGCGGGCACGGCGATCAGCTACGCTGCCGACTGGAGCGAGTACTTCGGACACCAGCCGGGCGACGGTAGCGGCGACGTGTTCTTCCACCTCGATCCGCTCTGGGCCGACGGCAATGTCGATTTCATCGGCATCGACAACTACATGCCGCTCTCCGACTGGCGTGACGGGTTCGAGCACGCCGACGCGGCCGAGGGCTGGCCCGCGATCTACGACCGGGCCTACCTGCAGGCGAACATCGCGGGCGGCGAAGGCTTCGACTGGTTCTATGCCAGCGCGGCGGATCGGTCGGCGCAGATCCGCACCCCGATCACCGACGGTGCCGCGGCCAAGCCGTGGGTCTTCCGCTACAAGGATCTGCGCGCCTGGTGGTCGAACCCGCATTACAACCGCCCCGGTGGCGTGGAGAGCGCGACGCCGACGGCGTGGGCGCCGCAATCCAAGCCGATCTGGTTCACCGAGTTGGGCTGTCCCGCCATCGACCGGGGTGTCAATCTGCATTCAAAACTGACCCATCGTGATCATTTAAAAATGACCCACCTGGGGGGTAGCAAAGCCCACAGGCGAGCGCCCCCCATATAGCAGGCTCGTCTGTGGGCTTTGCTTTTTCTGGTT